TGTTACAATGAGTGGTTATGCACCAAAGTTAGCAGTCCGGCGTCTGGTGACGCCGGTGTGTGAGTTGCTGTATCCGTGGCTCACCACACCCAACACCAAGTTCAACAAGCAGGGCGTTTATACCGCCATGTGCGTGATGGACCCCTCGGACCCCAAGTGGCTCAAGCACCTGGAGGTCTGCAAGTCGGAACTGGAGGTCGCTTACAAGGCGTTCTGTTCCGCCCACGGGGGCAAGCAACTCAAGCGTTGCCCCTACCTCCCCTGGCGTGATTACCAGGGCAAGAAGGTGCTGGTGGTCAAGAACTCGGCCATCGGGACCAAGAAGGACGGGACCACGTTTGAAACGAAGCCCCGTCTCCTGGCTCCCGACGCCGAGACGATTCTGACCCCGGCGGACTTCGAAGGCGGACTTAGCTCCGGGACGAAGGCCAAGATCGGCTACGAACTCTCCCCCTGGTATAACGATGCCCAGGGCTTCGGCATCACCTGTCGCCTCAAGTTCGCTCAGATTCTCCAGCCGGTTTATTACGACGGCACCGGGGGTTTTGAAGACCCGTCCGACCCGGATGGGCCTGGGTTCTCCAAAGTCCAGGCCGACTGGTTCAAGCCCCGCCCGAAGAACCCCGGCGGGCAGGCCAAGCCGACGCCGAAGGACAACCCGGACCCCGGTTGTGATGTCGAGGACATCCTCCAAGATGTCGAGGGGGAGTTCTTGGACAACGGTGAGTAAAGGTTGAGGCCCACGACTTGGCGTTATGGGTCTAGGTGAGTGGTCGTCCGTAGCTCGGCAGTTCGCCCCTGCCGGGCTTTTTTGTTTACCGGGGGTCCATATGAAGGTTATTCTTGATATTGAAATATATCCTAACTTCTTCCTCCTGGGCTGGTACGACATGACCAAGAAGCGTTACTGGCCCCTGACCGAGAAGCGACTCAAGGTCGTGGATAAGATCATCCGGGAACAACGACCTTATATCATCAGTTTTAACGGCCAGCACTTTGATTTACGTCTGCTCAAGTACGCCCTGCACCGTTATGAGGACAGCAAAAATATCGTCAAGGAACTGAAGGTGTTTGCGGATTATATCATCAACGGTCCCGCCGGACTTCATCCCAAAGCCGTCGAGTTGTTCGAGGAGTTCAAGTGGTGGGACTACCCCAACCTCGACCTCAAGAACGTCCTCGGTGGGCGGACTTGTCCGAGTCTGAAAAAGCTCTCCTGCCGTCTCCACCTTAAAGAAGTGGAATCGCTCCCCATCCCGCCGGACACGATCCTCACCGACGCCCAGAAACAGAAGATAATCACCTACAACAAGACGGATATATCAAACACTCTGCGCTTGTTTCACCACTGTCGGCCCCAGCTAGAGATGCGCCTGGAGTTGGGGAAAATATATAACATGGATTTGCGTAGCCTGTCTGATGCCCAGATAGCGGAGAAAATCCTCGGTAGTCTGGTGCCCGGCGAGCGACGGGCTTTTAACGACCAGCCCCGTCCGCTCAAGGATTTTCTCCACAAGTTCACCTACCAGACCCCGCAGCTTCGGATATTTTTCGACCGGCTCTATTACAACATCGGCTGTCGGTTTAAGAAGACCTATCATCCCATCAAGAAAAAACAGGTTTACCAAAAGTTCTTCGAGGAGGGGGAGGAGGTCTTTAGTAACATTAAGATTGCGGATATTGAGCCACCCGTGGACTTCAAGTTTGGTGGGTTGCATAGTGTTCACGGGCGCAGGGCCGTTAGTGGCACCCAGGCGTATGACGTTGACGTAGCTAGTTTTTATCCGCATTTGATTATGCGGTTCAACATTTTCCCGGAGGGCCTGGGCGAGCGGTTCTTGGAGGTCTATAAGGGCCTCCTCGACCGCCGCCTGGATGCCAAGAAGAACGGTCGCAAGACCGAGGCGGATGGCTTAAAGATTGTGCTGAACAGCACTTTCGGCAAGTTTAACGAGGTTTACAGTAAGCTCTTTGATCCGATTTCGGGGGCCTCGGTGTGCCTGCACGGGGAGTGTGCCCTTCTTCGACTCATGGACCTCTGCTATCAACATCATATCGGTGTTCTTCTGGTCAACACGGACGGCCTGGTGACCGACAAAGACCCGGCCCCCGCCGTTAAAGCCTGGGAGGCCGAGTTTAACATGACCCTGGAGGTCAAGGAAATTGAAAAGTATCTGATAGCGGATAGCAATAATCATGTCCTGCTTTATAAAGACGGCTCGCAGAAGGTGAAGGGCGTCAAGTTTGCGTATGAGCAGACTACATCAAAGCAGACCAATTTTGCGATAACAAGACGGGCGGCGGTGGAATACTTGTTGTACTCCACTCCCGTTCCGACCACCATCAAGTCATGCCGAGACATCCACGAGTTCACCGCAGCGTATTCTAAAGGCCCCACCATCCTCGCCGTCAAGCGGGCCTATACTCCCGACGACCCCGGCCAACCCATGCCCGATCTGGTCCGCTATTACCTCGGCACCGGCCAGCATCATTTGTATCGTCAAAATGCCAAAGGTTGGACCCGGTGTGCGGACAGTGAAGGGTTCGTGGTCTGCAACGAAATCCCGGTTGAGTTGCCCCAGCATTTAGATTATGATAAGTACATCGCCATGACCAACAAACTCTTGGAGAAGTTATGAACCCATATACCCAATGGTATAATTACTGCGACCAGTGTGGCGAGGGAAGTATCTTCAAGCGGGACGGACGCCTGTTCTGCCTCAACCACTGCGATCTTTCCGACGCCCGTGAGTGCCCCTGCGGTGGCTATTACACCGGCCCAAGTGACCGATGCTCGGTGTGCGAAGACCTGGAGAATAAAAAAGACCTGGCGACTATATAAAGCTGAGTTCTATTCTCCTAAAGAATGTGAAGTCGCTCATGTGCGGGCGGTCAGGTCGTGCCTGACCGCCTTTTTATTTCAATAGAGTTGGTAGGTTAGTCCGCCCAGCTTTTCAACTTCGTCGTCCGTCAGCCAACCCCAAATCAGGAAACAGGTGCCGAGCATCATGGCCTTTGTCGCCTGGCCGTCTTTGGTGAGATAGTTGATACGGCCTTCGGGTATGATGATCCAGTCTGCTCCCCCAACCGCATGGTAATATTTTGCCGTCAGGCAGTTCAGGGGTAGCAACATTACACACCGGCAAGCCGTTCCAGCCTTCTGGAGAAAGTCCTTAGCCTTGCCAAACGGCGGGTTACAAAAGACCCTCTCCCCGCTCCAGTCCTGCTTTAAGGCGTCTTGTTCCTCGGTCCAGTACCGAGGGAGCAGGGCGTTACTAGCGTCGGCGGCAGCGTCCACGGTGAACTGGAAAATACTGTTGAGTTTGTTGAATATTGCTGGCGGGGTGCGGTGGGTCTGGCCCTGGGGGTTCGGCTTAAAACCAATGTACTTTATCGTCACTCGGACCCCTTTAACAACTCTCGCATTTTGACGAACAGGGCGTCCACCATAGTCGTGTTCTTGATGCCGAGCTTCCTGGCGACGGCGGATTTATTGAGCCGCCCCTTTTTGGTGTACACCTGATGGTCCAATAGCAATTCGATCTTGTCAGCGCCGAATTCGTTACAGAGTTTGGTTAACAATTCTTGGTCCTCCAGGTCACGCAACCAGTGACGGCTCATATCTATATTAGAGCATGAAGCCAACCTTTCATATCATTACGGCGGTCACCAGGACGGCGAACCTGGAGGCCATCGGCTACGCCCTCAACCAACAGGCTCGACGCCACGACATCCACTGGCATGTCCGCTTTGACCCCCAACATTCCTCGGTGGGAGGACAGACCATCAAGAACCGGATACTTTACCAAATCCCGAATGACCCGGAGAATTGGGTGATTCTTTTAGACGATGATACGTTGATTCATTACGACCTCCTCGCCACCGTCGAGGCGCACATCGGGCCGGACACGAATGCGGTGGTCGTGTCGCAACAGAAGCGGGATGGCTCGGTCTTGTGGGCCATGCCAGAGAACGTGAAGGTTGGAAATATCGACACCGGCCAGGTCGTTATGCGTCGGTCGTTTTTAGGGGAGGAGCGATTGCTGGACGCCTATGAGGGCGACGGGTTGCTCTTTGAGAAGTTGCTCAGGGGTGCCCAGGGCGTCGTGTACATCCCGGAGATTTTGTCATTTCACAATGTCCTCACTAAATAATGGCATGGGTTGCAAAACATTAAAAACCTCTCAGACGGTTAATAAGTATCTTGGCGCACTGCGAAGTGGCATGAACTACACGAATAGCGCCCGTGCTGCTGGCATTTGCGTTACGACCATTAACGACTGGAAGCGGGCGGACCCGGAGTTTGCTGAGGCTTGCGAAGAAGCTGAGGCCCAGGGGCTTCAGAAGGTCGAGGACGTTCTTTTGGAGAAGGCCCTCGGTGGACACTTCCCGTCCATCCAGCTTTATCTGGAGCGACGGTCCCGCAAACGCTGGGCACCCCCGAACAAGACCCCGGCCATTCTGCTGGATGCCCTGCACGAAGCCCAGGAGGATGATGCGCCCATTGAGGAGGTTCTGCGTCGCCGCATCCTTGAACTTCAAGGTCTGAAGCCTGAACCTTCGAGGAACGGCCATGTTAAGTCACGATGACCTTAAAGCCATTTTGGAGAGTGGCGACAAGAAGCTCATGCGTAAGGCCATCAGTGCCGACTTCAGGAGCTTCGTGCGGTTGTTCTGGCCGATGGTCGCCACTAGCGAGTTGCGGGAGGGCTATTACTTCGACGCCCTATGCGACCATCTCCAGAACCTTCGGGATATAAAAAAGCTAGTCATCAACCTCCCGCCCAGGCACGGGAAGTCCACCCTTTGTGCGGTCCTGTTCCCGGCCTGGTTGTGGACCAACGCCCCGTCCCTTAAAGTCCTGTCCTGCTCCTACTCCCTTCAGCTATCGACCCGTGATTCCATGTACTGCCGGAACGTTGTCGAGTCACCCCTCTACCAGCGATGTTGGCCGAGGGTGAAGCTCGCCCAGGCCCAGCACACCAAGACCCGTTTTGAAAATATCAATAAGGGCTTTCGCTTGGCGACATCGGTGGACTCCAGCGTGTTGGGCGAGGGTGCCGACCTCATCATTGCCGACGACCCCAATAACGTCAACGAGATGTCCAGCCAGGCTTATCGTCAGTCCGTCCTCGACTTCTGGACTCAGACGCTCTCCACCCGCTCCAACCCTTTGGGCCTCGGCTGTTGGTTGGTGATTCAGCAACGATGTCATGAGCAAGATGTCACTGGCTATATTCTCGCCAACGATACCGCCAACGCCTGGACCCGGCTCATTCTCCCCTGGGACGGCGACCAGGGCCAGCCGTTGTCCGACTTATATTCGGCTCAGCAGATACAGGAGCTTCGTGGTGGGAACGGATTGGGTCCGAGAGGGTTCGCCTGTCAGTTCAATCAACATCCGGTCGCTGAGGGCGGGAACGTCTTTCAACGGGACTGGTTCCAGAGCTACACCCAAGACGACGAGTGCTTTTATCTCGGTGACGAAAAAATCCGCAAGGAGTGGGTTAAGGTGTTCTGTACCAGCGACCTCGCCATCAGCTTGCGCAATGAGGCCGACTGGACGTGTTGCTTGACCTTCGGAATGACGCCCCACGGCCACCTGATTCTCCTTGACGAATACCGGCAGAAGGTCGAGGGTCCGCAGATGGTCAAGGCGTTCAAGGGCATCTGCGAGCGCTGGAAGCCCCAGGAGTTTTGGATTGAGGACGTTGCGTTCCAGAGGTTGATGATCCAGCTACTCAGACAGGAGAACCTACCCATCAAGGCCATACGTCCTGACACGGACAAGAAGGCCCGCAGTCAGAGAGCGCAAATCAAGGCCGAATGCGGAATGGTGTGGGTGCCCAAGAAGCCCTGGGTCGAGGACTGGTTGGATGAGATTTGTGCGTTTCCGGGCGGGGGATGGGATGACCGAGTGGACTGCCTGAGTTACGGGGCGATAGTGGCCCACAAGTATGGGGTCCGGGAATTGCCCGTTGAACTCACCGAGGAGGACAAAGCCCTTGAGGAACAGCGTCGGTGGAATGCGGCGGCGCTGGCCGGACTTGATTAGTTTATTCGCTTATTGTTTAAACCATCCTGACCCTCCGAGAACTTCGATCATCTCCAGTCGCCCATCAACTTCAAAGGGCAACCCTAACAGCAGGGCTTCGATTATATCATCCTTGCTAACACCATCTGTCACCGGGATTCTTACCATTAGCTGGGTCTGCCAGACTTTGTTTTTCTGAAGAACCTTCTTCAGAGTTTTCTTACTCGGACCTCCTGTTAGCCTGGGCAGACCTTTTTTCTTCCTCCGTGTTTCCCAAGCCTTCAAGGCAGCTTCCCTGGTCATTTTTACCCTCCCCTTAATGCCAAAGAACTTCTGAGGGGTTAATATAACCCCCTTCTTATAGTTATTTTATTCTTATAGGGCCTACCGGCAAGCTGTATTTTGTACAGGTGTACATTGTACAGGTGTATATTGTACAGGTGTATACTAAGTTTGCTATTTTTGTAATCATCTGCCTTTTTGTACACCTGTTAGCTATTTTTGCAAACATCTGAGCTTTGGCGGGACTGGACTAGATAAGGTATGGCCGAAACAATCAGTGGCTCTGTCAGCGTTTCCTGTCGGTTCTCTCATAGCAACACCTATCAGGGTACGCCCTATTCAGGTAGCGCCAGCAAGAACTACTCCACCAGCCTTCCCTCAACCGCCCTGGGGCATCTCTACTTTGCAACTCTGAACGTCACCACCACCCCCATGACCATCGACCTGACCACTCAGGTTGACGCCTTCGGGACGGCGACCGCCTTTACCTCGGTCAAAAACCTGTTTATCGCCAATAAGGACGCCACGAACAATTTGACCGTTGGCGGTGGCACCAATGCCCTTTTTCCAGCCATGCCCGTCCTGGGGCCGAATAGCTGTTTGTCGCTGACCACCACGATCACGGTGGATGCCACTCACAAGGTCATCAGCCTGGTGGCCTCGGCGGGCACCATCAGTGTGGATATTCTCGCTGCGGGTGGCTAAGCGTCCCATTCTAACCTGGGACAGCTATATACGCTCATGGATAGTATTGAGAAGGCCCGGCAACTTCATGCCCAGGGTAAGTCCGTCCGGCAGATCGCCACCCAGCTTAAAGTCAGCAAGTCTACCGTTGGCCGTTGGGTCCAGAAGTCCTTTCTGACGCCCTCCTGGCAGGTGGTCGGTGGTCCCCCGGATCGGTCTGTGGACATCTGGGGCGGACTCAAAGAACCTGACTACCAGGCCCTCCTCGACCTCTACGCCGAGACGACCTACACCTGTGCGAACTGGTTGAGTGATGAAGTGGCCTCGACTCCGCTCAAGCTCTACGTCGAAACGGCACCCGGCCAGAACCAGCCCAAGAACGGCCTGTTCTCGCCGGTCCTCAAGGCCACCCCGGACGGCTCGACGGTACAGGAGGTTTATGACCATCCGGCCCGCAACATCCTCGACCACCCCAACGAGTGGATGAGCGACCACGACTTTCTCAAGGTCATCGACACCCATCTCAGCATGACAGGGAATTGTTTTGTCCATATTCACCGGGAGGAGATGTATTATGAGACTCGCCAAAGTGTGGTCCATCACCTGGGCGAAGGGTTGCCGGTCAGTCTTATCCCGCTCAAGCCCCCGCTCTGCAAACTGGCCTACGACAAGGGTGAGATTGTGGGCATCTGGTATCAGCCCCAGATGCAATCCATTTTCATTCCCGTCGAGGACATGATATGGTTCAAGCTCATCAACCCGTCTGACCCGTTTGGGCTGGGCCTGGGGCCGACCCGTGCCATCTACGAGCGTCTTATTTTGCAAAAGAGCGAACTTGGGTACATCGGCGCATTGTACAGGAACTCTGCTCGACCCGACGCCCTGTTGTCGCTCAAGGACAGCACGGCGGATCAAAGAGAGAGGGCACAAAAGGAGATCAACATGCGGTTCGCCCAGGGCGGACAAGGTGGCATCCTGGCGCTCGACACCGAGACGATGGACCTCAAGCCCCTCCAACTGGCCCCGAAGGACGTTCTCGGTGAGGCGCTGTACAAGTGGAACCGGCTCAACATCATAAACGCCTTTAAGCTGAACCCGGCGGTCTTGGACCAGGAATCCTCAAACAGAGCGGTCGCTGAGACGGCGAGGCGTCAGGCCCAGGCATATGCGGTCGTGCCGAGGTTGAGTCTCATTGAAGAAAAGCTCAACATGGAGTTGATGCCTGAGTTCGACCGGCGCTTGAAAGTAGCTTTTGAGATCGTGCTGGCCGAGGACGCTGATTATATGCTGAGCGAGCGGACCAGCTACCTCGACCGGGGTGTGAAGGTCATCAACGAAATAAGAGAGGAACTTGGCCTCCCGCCGGTCGCCTGGGGCAACGTCCCGTACATTGCGGGTCGGGCGTCCGAGATCACCCCGGAGGGGATTGAGGCACCCGCCCAGGCCAATAATTCGCAACAGGTTCCTACATAATACCATGAAGTCACAGATGGTCCAATGCGTATCCGTTCCGTGTATGCTCCCGGAAGATGTTGCGGTTGAAGTGGACAACATGGCGAAGACCTTGCCCGCCGATTGCAAATATATCATTAAGTCGTATCAGCCTGAGTACCAGTTTGAACCGGGTGAGAGGTCTGAGGTCAGCATCCTGTCCACCGACCAGAAGGATTATTCGGATGAGGTCGTCATCCCTGGCGGTCTGGAACTAAGTCACTTTCGCCAACACCGCCGGGTTTTGTACAACCATGACAGGAACTCGCCGCCCATTGCGGAATGCGTCTGGGTCAAGGCCCACAAGGGACGCAACGGCGAGGGCACCCTCCGGGCCAAGACCAATTACCCGGAGCGGGCGGTAGAGAGTGAGGCCCCCTGGTTCACGTCGCAAATCTGGGAACTGGTGGCGAGCGGACTTCTGACTTGCAAATCCATCGGGATGTTGCCGAGGAAGCCCAAGCGGGAGCCGACCGAGGAAGAACTCCGACT